TTATGTCAAAGGATACGATTTCACCCTTTGGAACATCGCATGCGACGCTGAAATAGCTAGAAACATTTATTCTCACGACGATGAATTGATTATAAAAAGGCCGCTATCCCCTCTTAAAGACGGCGTAGTTTCTGACAGCATAGAAGGTCTACCAAAAGAGTTAATCTTGACTGAGGACATTTATGACTGGCTTGTTGAAAATAATAAAACCCTTGATGCAGGAGGCCATGACGATATTATTGAAGCGTTGCGGGGACAAGCAATAGAAAATGAACAAAGGACGGGAGAAGAAGTTGTAAAAAAAATAATCGAATCCGCGATTGAGAAAATTAAAGAATGCGCACAAAGTCGGGCTGCGGAAATAAAAAACAGAATTAACATCGAAGAAATAAAAAATAGAAGGCCGTCTCTCGTTTGCGAGATTGACGTTGCGCTGCGTCACAGAGTCGATCGTCCGCAATCCTACCGCCGTCCATCTAGGCGAGAGGATGACGGTGTTTATTTACAGAAAGGAAGAATAACAACGAAGCGTCCGCCTCTTGTTGAAGTGTTCGTTGATCGGAGCGGTTCTTTCACAAGCGAAAAAACAAAACAAGCCGAAAAAAAACTGAAAACAATTTTAGCTAAGTATGGAACATCTATAGAAAGCGACGTTTGGTTTTTCGGAAACGGGCAACTATCCGCGCACGACTTGAACAAAGGAAAAGGTCAAGGAGACACGCCTTATCATCTTGTTCGCGATCATCTTAATGTTACAAAACCAAAGCTGGCAATCGTTATTACGGACGATGACCTAGTTAACGACAATGTTTTGCCTCTTAAAAATCAGATCGTTTTGTGCATCCCAGTTGGCTGTGAAAGAACTAATGTGGCTGTTGCAATCGGCGGAAGGGACGTAGTGTGAAAAAGCTACCTGACGGCTACGGCTACGGCGGCTACGGCGGATACTACGGCGATCCCTACGCACGGGCCCACGCGGTCGGCCAGTACCGGCTGGTTGGCGAACTGAAGCTCAAGGTCCAGCCGAAGCGCGTGGCGGAGCTGCGCGCGGTCGCTCAGCGCAGGAAGTCTGCGCGTCGCCTCGCCGAGGGCCCCGTCCGCGATCAACCGCACGATGCGGACATACTCGGCCCTGGCCGCGTAGGGACTAGAGACGGGGAGCTGGGCGAACCGCTTCTCGGCCCAATGCGCAAGCTGGATGGCGGCTCCGGCTACGGCTACAACGGCAACGGCTACGGCTACGGTAGATACCCTTACGACTTGATGATGGTGCTGCGATGAAAAAGCTACCTGACGGCAACGGCGGTCAGGCGCGGCCGCTGTACCATTACACGCACTTGACAAACTCTTACAGAAGGTGTTAAAAACAATCCATACAAATCGAAGGAAAACGCTTTGTATTCTCACCGGAGTTTACAAAACTTTCTGCTGATTTCATCGAAGAAAGGACGTACAATGTTGACCGATGAACAAATACTCAACGCTCTTATGACTCTGCGAGAAGAACAGAGAAAACCACGTCCGAACGAAGCGATCGTAGCGGCGTGCGAAATTGTACTATCACACAATCCTCCGCGCTTCAAACGTCCTTCTTTCGTCGAACTTTCACAACCAAAGGATGACTGACCATGTTCATAGATTTTAACAAGCTAGACGAAACCTACGTCGTCTATAAGCTGCTCACAGAGAAAAGGGTGACGATCTATGTAGGTTATGAAAAACTTAGAAACGTGTTCAGGTTTTCAAAAATCCTAAGAAACTCGTCTTTTGATTTAAGCAAACCGTTGAAGTTCGAAATGGTTGCCATTTACGACAACAGAGAAGCTGCGAAAAGCGAGGCCATAAAAACTCGAAGATACTTTTACGCGCGTTTGTACAGAGAAAAGGCGCTGTCTCAATACACGCTTGTTCGCTGCGTTGAAACCGGCAAGATTTATAAAAATATCGCAACGGTCTGTAGATGCGAAGGCTTACAGACAGGCAACATGAGCATGCACCTTGCTGGTAAAACCGGCTATAAAACAGTCAAAGGCAAAACTTACGTTCGGGAATGTTACCTTGACGAGTTCAATCAACCCAGAGTGTCACTTGAGGAGATCATCGTATGACAAAATACAAACGCTATCAGATTCGCTGCATCGACACAGGCTTTGTCTTTGAAAACGCCGCTAGAGCAGCCGAAGCGACGGGTTGCGGTCGCTCGGCCATGGCGAACCATCTTTCAGGCCGCTTCCCCCATATCAGAGGGTTGCGGTTCGAGCGCGTTCAAAACAACTGCGAAGGTTCATAATCCTCAAGGGTTCCGTAAGACTTGTTTGTAAAAATCACAGAACCGAAGGTTAAATCCTCGCCTTGCACTGGGTTAACGGTTCTGCCGAGCAGCCTGTAGCCTTTGTGCATCAAGATCGTCTCTAAGGTATGTTCGGAGGGGGCGCGCATCGATGTCGTCGTTTTGATCGCTTTTAAAAACTGCGTCATGCTGACATAACCGTTGCGGAAACCCCTCTCTCCGCGTTCAACGCAGTTATCTAACAACACTTCCAGAGGCGAACGGCCTATTTTCAACGCTTCGGCGTAGCAGCTTGTTTCCGGCGCGCGCGAAGGAAGGCTGTTTTTTTCGATGGGATAGTCTAGCAGCCAGTCTGACATGATCGCGTAACCGTCGCGTTCTTCCAGCCATTGCCAGAGGCGGTCGAAATAAGCCTTGTCCATACCCGCGCTCAATAAATCCATGCTCGTCTGCAACGCGCTAAACAAAAGGCAATACCTTCTTCCGTTTTGGCTGATGGGAACAGCATCTTTATAGTTAGAGAAGAACAGCCAGTTAGCACAGTTGTCCTCCATCTGTTGATCGACACCTTTGCTTTGCACCTCGATTTTGGGTTCCGTTATCATCGGCTTGAGGATTTCGATAAGTTCCCGCCGCTCGTCAATTTTTATTTCATCGACGATAATGCACAGCTTGTTACGCATCCATGCGTTGAACTTCGAACCGCTCGTTATAAGCTCCTGTGACTTGGGCTTGTAAACATACGCGCTTCCTAATGCGTGGGACAATACTTCCGCGAAAACGCTTTTTCCCGCGCCTTCGCAGGATTGCAACATGATCGCCCATTTTATTTTACAGCCGGGGTGCTTTACGGTATGGGCCATATAGTCGCAAAGGATTTTTCGGTCTTTAGCGTCCGGCAATATGTTTTCAAGATGCTTCAACCAAAGGCTCACGTCTCCTTTTTTTCTTTTGATGATCGGGCGTATGTAGGTGTTCAGACCGGCGCGATTGTAATCGTCTCTTATAATGCTTAGGGGTTCTGTTTCGGGTAAGAAGCGCGTGTGATCGACTTTAGGTATTGTCCAGAGCGAAGAACGCAACGCCGCTTTCCAAGCCTCGTCCGTCAACTTTCCGGTTTTTCTAACGACGAAATCTTTTCCGCCGTATCGACCGTTGAATTGCGTCGAGTTCATGAAACGGCCTGTGGGCGTGAAAATCTCCCCCGTGCTTTCGACGAAATAGCAACCGGAAAAATATGTTTTACAATGTTGTTCGCTAAGGATTTCAGGGAAGTCCTCTTTTTGAGGCTCGGAGAAAAGTTTTTCCGGTTTAATAGGGGTTTTATAATTTAAAGATTTCCAGCCGACCTCGCTATCACGAACGCTTTTCCACAGCTTTAAGTTTTCGCCTTGGTCGTTCCTTGAATACCTTGAACACCAATCGCTCCATACCGAAAAGAGCGTTTCTTCCGGCGCGATCAACCACCCGCTTTGTTTGAACGCTGCCGTCGTCGAAAGCCATTCGTCGCGGTCAAGAGTGTTCGGGTCGATGCTCGCGAGAGCTTCCTTTAGTTCTTCGAAAGAAGGGGCTTTCATGTCTTCCGAACCAAGCGGCTTTCTTACGCCCGACTGTTGTTGAACGACGTACACGTTTTCTAAAGCGTCTTTGATCTGTTGAAACGTGTAACGTGGACGTTCGGTTAACGGGTAGAAAAGAACGGTCGTCGGAGAATCTTTTTGATGTAGAAAACCCGGAACGCGAAGAACACGCGAAGCGTCGGTTATTTTTTTATCGCCGTTATACACCTGAATTAGTTTTTTCTGGTGTTCCGTGTAAAAATCGTTTCCCGTGTAAGGTTCCACCGTCCAGTAAAGGTGAAACTTGTTCTCGCTTGTTTGCACGGCGAAATGAGGAGGCATTTCGCTTTTCATGGCTTTATGGAAACTTGGAACGCTGGTTAGAGTGTCGTCTAAATCGACAACATGCGAACGAATGAAGGAAACATTCGAGAGTTCGTATCCCTTTCCGTCCATCGCATTGACGCAAAGAAAAACGCCGTAACCTTTCTTGTTTTCTTGCTTTAAAAAAGAATAAACGTCATCGACAACGCCTCTAATAACTTTAGCTGGTTCGCCTTTAATCTTGTCATGAATCAATCGCCAGTCCATGACTGGGTTTTCTTCACCTGTTAAATGACGAACGTATGCTTTAACGACATCGACAACGCTCATGATCTTCAACCCCTGCGCCAAGCGTCAACATCTTCGATGTTCCACCGTCGAGGCTCTAAGCCTTTTATCGGGAGCACAGGGAAACGACCGTCCTCGATCATATCGTAAAGCGTTCGTTTCGATATGCCGAGATAAGCGGATAGTTCTGTCAGAGTAAATGTTTTTTGCATGTTAAGGTTTATAGACCGCACGTTTTCGCATGTCAACGCATTTTTTCGCTTGATTTCTGTTTAACCTTAATGTACGGTCTATTGAAGGAGACGAAGGAGAAAGCCATGTGGATAAGCAAGAAAAAAATGCTTGAGATACAGGACGGCCTGACGAAGCTGCGTGACTTTCTTGAAAAGGTTGATGATTTAGCGTTTCTTGTGTCTGTCGAACGCGAAAACGGGAAAAATTATTTCACGTTCATTCGAGGTAATAAAAAAATAACAATTCAGACCGCGAGTCTCATTAGTGACAATCTTCCAGCATGGAAAGACCTTCTATTAAGATGAAAGAACGCGAACCGAACGATTTTTACGCGACACATCCGTCCGCCATTCCTCCTTTACTCGAAGTTCTTGACTGGCGGAAACCGCAAAAAATATGGGAAAACTCGTGCGGCACAGGTTGTCTCTCGAAACCTCTTATTAACGCCGGACACTTTGTAACAAGCACGGATTTAATCGACAGAGGCTTTGGCACAGGCGGGATAGATTTCCTTGAACCGTCATGGCTCGATCACGAACAATGGGACGCTGTGATTATGAACCCGCCTTACAAACATGCTCAAGAGTTCGTTGAAAAATCGCTTACGCTTGCCCCTGTGGTCTGTGCTTTCTTGAGACTTGCTTTTCTTGAGAGCAGCGGACGAAAAGTTTTTTTCGATACTACACCGCTTGAAACAGTCGCGGTTTTCAGAAAGAGAATCCCTTATAGCAAAGAAGGAAAGTTTGACGATTTCAAGTCTCATCCTGTCGCGTACGCCTGGTTCATTTGGCGACGAGGGTGTCAGAGTTCCCCCATCATTCGCTGGATATAAGCCTTTCTGGCATCGCCTGAAAGATTTTTTACGCTTTTATGACCGGACGCAATCAAAAGTCTTATCATCTTCTCATGATTCGTTTTTATCGCGTAATCCGCCACGCTGTCTTTCAGGTTCTTTTCGAAGTGATAGCGAATTAAACTGTGTTGCACTTTTAAAATTAATGCCAGCGAAGAAAAGGTGACTTTGGACGGGTCTTTAAGCCATGCTTTGATACCGGCTTGAAGAATCTTTTCTTTGGTGACGTTGCCGCGTGTGTTGGGTTTACGCATGTTCGATAATCCTTTTAAAGTCGTTTACACAAGTTACAAAGCCCGCATAACCCCCCGCGTTGCTTACTATATCAAGAAACTTCTTTTGTGCCAAGCAATGTTTGTCATTTGGGTTAAAACGCCAATTTTCGTCTTTCATTTCCAACGCTGTAAAAACACCTAAGACTTTTCCGATCATGTCCGGCGTTATGAAAACAGGGCGTATTCCTATAAAATCAGAAGATTTTATGCCGCTTTGGGGTATGAAAGAGCCAAGTCCATAACGCACGAACCGGCCTTTTTCGTCATAAAACCCGCCGGAATTATTTCTCCAAAGGTTTAAGCCGATCTTCGCGGCTTCAAGTCGAATGTGAGACGTGACGGCGGATTCTTTCATGAGAGCCAGCTTTCCACAAGTTGATTTGTGAGTTCAAAGTCTGCGCGCGATCTTCCCGCGTTCAGCGCGGACAACACATCCGTTCCCGCAGTCATGTAAAAACGACGATGGATTTCACGGTCGTTGTAACCCTTAGCGCGTTCAACAGCGACCCATTGAGCGATGTTTTTATACAGCGTGCCGTGAGCTTCTATTTTTTCAATTTGTCTGTTAGCGGCTCCCTTGCCTGCGATTAGCCCAGCGACGGCGGAAACTCTTTTTGCTATGTCTCCCGGACTTTCTAAAACGGTAGCAATTCTCATTTGCTCTAACATTTCTTTGTTTAATAACACAAGATCGCCTTGAACCATTTCAACGGAGCGACTCCCTCCGTCCGGTAAAGGACGCTCGAAACCACAGTAAGGACAACACGTCCTAAACGCCTCATAGGGTTTCAGGCATTTTTGGCATACGGTCAGAGGTATTTCATCAGGGTCTTTAGTTTGCTTTGCTCTTTTGTCTCGCCGCGCCAAAGACCACTCGCGCCGCGTGTCTGGTAAGCCGTGACGAATAACATTCGAAACATGGTCTATAATTAAAGCCGTTTTTCCTTTTACGAAGCGCAAACAACGCCCGACCATTTGAAGATATTTCGGAAGAGATGCTGTGGGCCGTGCCATTATGCAGACATCGCACGCCGGAACGTCAAAGCCTTCGTCAAAAAGATCGACGTTCACTAAAACTTGCAAAGAACCGCGAGCAAACTCCTGCGTGCATTGTTCGCGGTAGGCCGTCGGAGTAACAGCGGACAGAGCCGCAGCCTTATAGCCGTTAGCGTTGAACTTTTCCGCTATGTCCCCCGCTGTTTCAACGTCTGTTGCGAAAACGATGGCCTTCCGCCCATCCGCGTAACGTCTGTAATTTTCAACAACGTCCCCGACGATGTGAGATTTTTTAGCGGCTTTCTTTAGTTTTTTGCTAGACCAATCACCGTCTCTGCTCACTTCCAGATCGTCTATGGATATGTCCGAACGCGGACAAACTATTTCATAATCGGAAAGAAATCCTTCTTTTATCAAAAAACGCATTGACGGGCCGTTTACGAGAATGTCCATGTAACCGTCGAAAACACGGCCTAAACCCTGACCGTCCGCGCGCGCCGGTGTCGCTGTCACACCTAAACCGTGAGCGTTTGAGAAAAGCTGGACTGCTTTACCCCATTTATTTTCGGCAACAAGGTGGTGTGTTTCGTCTATTACCCATCTGTCTATTTGTCTCGCCCAAGCTGCCAGATCGTCTTGCCTCGACATGAGGGTATCAACGCCGACAACTGCTGTTGATGCTGTAGGGTTGACGAAAGACTTGTTGAAAAGCGCGTGATGTTTTCTGACAATTTGAGAAACTGTTGAAGCAGACCCTACAATTCGGTGCTGAATCCCTCTTGCTGCTATGTGACAAGACATTTGTTGGACGAGTTCGTTTCTATGAGCCACCACAACCTGTTTGAGTTTGGTTTTACAACCGTCTAAAACAATGTCCGAAACGACAACGCTTTTACCGGCTCCCGTCGGCATGACAGCGCACACATTTTTGTAACCTATAGCCCAAGAGTTATAGATTTGTGTTTTCAGGTCTAATTGGTAATCATAAAGGTTCATGCGACCACACCTAAAATCCAACACCCCATGTTCGGCAGCGGGCCTTTTATAGCAGAACCTTTATTCCACGCTGGGTCATGTAAAATCTGGTCGTTGTATCCGATGATGGCGTGCCCTCCCGCAGCCGTCTCGCACAAAAGCATGTACGGGACATTCTCGTTGTTTTCGGCCATAAAATCGAATGGGTTTTCTTGAGCGTCTAAAGGAAAAAGGACTAGATTTTTACCTTTGCTTTTTAGATGTTTTTTCAGAGCGGCCCACGCTTCGGACGGTTGGGCTGATCCGAACAAATGAGGTAGAGAATCGTCGTCCGCTAATGTAGCAACGCAAGCCCTTATGCAATCTCCATAAGAATAAGGCGGGTTATGTGGTACAAGACATTCTCTTAATTTAATCATTCCACCACTCCGGCAAAGAGGCTTCGTTTCTTACTATTTCTTCGTCGGGCGGACGAGGAAGAAACAGGCCGACCCATTCTGGCGCGTTAAAATCTCTTAACGTCAACGGTTGTTTTATGTCTATGAGTTTCGGAAAATATATGCAGCCGGAAGGACTGGCTTGAAACAAAGATTCAACGTAAGCCATGTCCCAATACATCGCTCCGTCCGCTTTTTTCGGGTTTTCACAACCCCATGAACGCCAATCGTCCAGAGGAGTTTCATCAAACCATCGACATTTAGCGTTTAAAAGCGCGCCGGAAGAAAGACGCACAGTCCCCAGAGCAATTTCAGGCATTGTTTCAATTTCCAAAAAGAGTTCGTTTTCAGACCCGTATTGACAATCCTTTTTCAAAGCGTCCGTTAAAACAACATGAACAACCCCTCTTTTTTTAGATTCGTTATGACCAAGCCGCTCTATGACGGCTATTTTTTGGTTTGTGATGACGGCCAGACAAGAATCCTCCGTATTTTCAAGACGTAGAACATTTAGTTTTTCTTTGGTTTCTGTGTCGATTTTAGGACTGAAATAATCGCAAACGCTCACGAGCCTTAAAAAGGTTTTGCATTTTATTTTAAAAAAACTCATTTTACCCCCTTGACAGATTGTTTATCTAAGTTGTAAAAAAGTTTTCACCGCTTGTCAATCATCAATGAAAGGACGAAACAATGAAGTTTAGCGTAACAGTTAGTGATCTTTCGCTTGAGGAGGCTTTGTCCTTCTTGAAAAAAGACGATGTTGTTGTGGAAGGTGAAAAGAAGGTTGGGCGTAAGAAAAAGGAAGCCGTTGCTCCCGATCCCGCGATGGCCGATCCCGCGATGGCCGCTCCCGCGATGGCCGCTCCCGCGATGGCCGCTCCCGCGATGGCCGCTCCCGCTCCCGCGATGGCCGCTCCCGCTCCCGCGATGGACATGACTATGCTTATCACGCGCATCCAGTCTGCCGTCGCTTCTGGAAAAATGAGCGTTGCCGACATCGGAAATCTTGTCATGTCTATCAATCGAAAGCATGGAACGCAACTTGGGTCGATCACCGATGTTGCCGGAAACGACACGCTTCTTTTCGCGGCTTTCACCGAACTTCAAGCAATGGGTCTTTAAATGTTTGTAATCACCGCTTCGGAACTTCCTCGTTTTATGGCCTGCAACGGCTCAAGGCTTCTGGGAGGAATCACACATCTTGTTGAAGATAACAGCCTGCGTGAAGAAGGAATTGCCGCGCACTGGTTATGCGAGCAAGAGTTTAACGGCGTTTGTTCAGCCGAAGAACTGATAGATCGAAAAGCTCCGAACGGTGTTTACATCACGAACGAAATGGTCGAGTTTACCAAAGACTATCGGAACGCTATAAGATTTAACGGAACAGTCGAACAAAACACTTCTTACGCTGGTGACGGTTGGGAAGTTAAAGGACGGGCTGATCATATCGCCATCAAAGAAAAAACGCTTCATGTCAGCGATCTGAAATACGGTTGGAGATTGATCGAGCCGGAAAACAACTGGGTGCTGATAAGCCACGCCGTCGGTTGGTTAAGCTCCAATCCTTCGACAGAAGTTGACGAAATCGTTTTTACTATTTATCAGCCACGTCCGTTTCATCCGAATGGAAACATTAGGTCGTGGGCGATCAAAAAGGAACAGTTGACACAACTGACCCTTTTCTTACACCAGACTCTCGGTTCCCCTTCTGATTTACTTTTCACAGGCGAACATTGTCGCAACTGTCCGTCCGTGTCCCAATGTCCGGCCATGCAAAAAGCCTTGATGAACGCAATTGATTCATCTGAAAATGCCTTTAATTCTGAAATAAACAACGAAGTTCTTTCGTTGATGTTAACCGAAACGAAAAAAGCCTTGGACGTGCTTGAAGAAAATTACAAAGCCTATTCCGAACTTGCGCTTCAACGATGCAGAAACGGCGAGATTGTTCACGGGTATTCCGTGCAATCGGCTATAGGTCAAACAACGTGGAAAACAAACGTCACAGCAGAGTTTCTGAAGATGCTGACGGGTCTTGACCTAAGAAAAGAAGTGTTGGTCACACCGGCACAAGCTAAAAAACAAGGCGTGCCGAGCGACATCATAGAGTCTCTTGTGGAGAGGCCGAACAAGGGGTTTAAGCTCGTTAAAGTTGACGATGCTAAACGTGCAAAACAACTTTTCCAAAAAGAAAGGAACTGACATGACCATCGAAAAACTAGAACTTCCGGTCGGAAGAATCGTTAACGGCAATCCTGCTGTCGCAGAACAAAAAACAAACTTCCAAACCGGCGAAGTTGTTATAAAAAACGGCATCCCTGTAACCGAATGGCGTTGTAGTTTGGCGATTCCAAAGGACGTGTTCATGCGCGACGTATATCCGAAACTGGTTGAAGAAGCTGGAAAAGTCTTTCCAAACGGTGTTGGTGCTGATTTCAGTTGGAAAGTTGTTGACGGTGACAGCCCTGCAACGCCTAAAAGAAGCAAAGTGCCGTATAACGTGCGAGAAGGTTATCCCGGTCATTTCATTCTTAAATTATCGACAGAGGCGTTTGCTCCTCCGATTTACAAGAATGAAAACGGTCAATGGAGACAGCTTGCGCCTCATGAGATCAAGTGCGGCGATTATGTTGTAGCCAACATTCAAGTGAAAGCTCACGCGAACAATGATGGTGGACTCTATCTTAACCCGAACGGCTTTAATCATGTCGGATACGGAAAAGAAATAGCGTCGCTTAACACTACGCCGGAAACCATGTTCGCGGGTAAGTACACCCTCCCGCCTGACGCAAGCGTCATGCCTGTCGCTCCTGCGATGGGTATGCCAGCAATGCCCGCCGCTGCCCCTGCGATGGGTATGCCAGCACCGGCTTATGACTTCCTGCAAAACGCCGGTGTTCAAAGCCCTTTTGCTGCGAATGCGGCCAACCCGCCCGTCACCGGAGTCCCGCAGGGAAATGGTTTTGCGACGAGTGCGACTCCATCCCCTTTTAACCAGTTACCCCCCGGCATCCCCGCAGCCAGATAGAGGGTAATGCGCTGGCAGACCGCATAAAGTCTGCCGCTTTCTTTCGGAGAAGAAAATGTATTTTTCGCTGGACAATGCTTATTGCTATGACATTGAAACTTTTCCGAACTGCTTTACGTTCTCTATGGAAATGCTTAATTCAGACCTAAAAGCGTCTTGGGAAATCTCTCCGTACAGAAATGATAAAAAAGAACTTTTAACTTTTCTGGCTTGGTCTGCTCAACAACAAGCACCGATGATCGGTTTTAATAACATCAATTTCGATTATCCTGTTGTACATCTTTTGTGGTCATGTCCTCATGTTAAAGAAGAAGAACTTTATTCAAAGGCGATGGAAATAATAAACTGTAAAGATAGGTTTTCACATCTGATCTGGGCTTCCGACCGTTTTGCTCCGCAGATAGACCTCTTTAAACTTCATCATTTCGATAACAAAGCCAAAAGCACAGGTTTAAAAGCGCTTGAAATCAATATGCGAAGCGACAGAGTTGTGGATATGCCTGTGAAAAACGGGAGTATCTTAACTGAAAAAGAAATCAGCGAGTATCTCATCCCTTACAACGCGCATGACGTTTCTGAAACCAAGCGTTTTGCAGAATATAGTCGTGACGCGATTGCTTACAGAGTCGGTTTAATAGAACAATTCGGTCTTGATGTTTTAAATTGGAACGATACTAAAATAGGCGAACAGACCGTCGTTCAACGGTTGGGTGACGAGAAGTGTTATGATAGATCATCCGGTAAAAGAAAAATGCGTCAAACACATCGGTCTTTTTTAAATCTTAAAGACTTAATGTTTCCTTATATACGTTTTGAAAACCCAGAGTTTCATCGTGTTTTCGCATACCTTTGTTCTCAAACGCTCAAGTCTGACGAAATTGACCGTTTCGGCGATGAACTTCCCAAAATCAAAACAAAAGACGTGTTTACTGATTTAACCGCGCGAGTCGGCGGAATAGATTTTTTCTATGGTGTCGGTGGCATTCACGGGAGCGTTGAAAAAAAACGAATAGAATCGTCCGATGAATGGATGATTCAAGACATTGATGTCGCCGCGCTTTACCCTTCCATAGCCATCGTAAATAAACTCGCGCCTGAACATCTTGGGGCTGACTTCGTTCAGGTCTATTCCGAATTACCCAAAGAGCGAAAAAAATGGCAGAAAGAAAAAGGAAAAAAATGCACGGAAGCTAACACCCTGAAACTAGCAAGCAATGGCGTTTACGGAAAAAGCAACAGCGTTTACAGTCCGTTTTATGATCCTAAGTTCACGCTTACGATTACGTTAAACGGTCAAATGCTGCTTTCGATGCTTATCGAAAAACTCGTGAAAGTGCCTACACTAAAGATTATTCAAGCTAATACGGACGGTATAACTTATCTCATAAAAAAAGAACATCAAAGCGACGCTGAACAAGTTTGTCGCAACTGGGAGACTCTCACCGGCCTTGTTCTCGAAAGCACGTCCTATAAAAGAATGTGGATAAGAGACGTAAACAATTACATAGCTGAAAATCAAGACGGTTCTTTAAAGCTCAAGGGTAACTACTGGACACCCGACGGTAGCAATTACCACAAATCTATATCGGAAGCTCAACCTGTAAGCTGGCATAAAAACTTTTCCAACGTCATCAGCGTTAAAGCTGCTGTGGCTTTTATGGTGCATGGTGTGAACATCGAACATTTCATCAAATGCTGTACAAATCCGTTCGATTTTTTGGTTTCTGTAAAAATAAAAAGAAGCGACAAACTTTTTTGGGGCGAGCAGGAAATACAACGCAATAGTCGTTTTTATGTTTCTCAAGGCGGACAGCCGTTAAAAAAAGAAATGCCACCCAACGGAACTATTGGCGCGTACAAAAAAGCCAACAGCGTAAGCGACAAAGAATATGCGGCATCAATGAAAAAGAACGGCGGTGCGTGGGATGCGTCTGTCTGCACTAAAAACAAATCAAAATACGAAAAACGTGAAACTGGGATTGTGGCCGGTCACACCGTGAAAGTCTGCAACGATATTGCGGGCTTTACGTTCGATGATTTAGACTACGGTTGGTATGTTCATGAGGCTGAAAAACTTTGCGTTTAATGTTTCGCCTAGCGCACTTTTCAATTGCTGTCAACAAATAAATTATCGTTTTTTGCAAATAATTTTGTTGACCGTATTTTTTAACTGTGTCAGTGTCTGACTGTCGAACGAAAGGAAAGGAGGACAGCATGAAATACGCTTTTATAGCCTTTATGATGATCGTTGCTGGCACGTCCGCTCTCGGCGGATATTCAGCCGGTCAATACGTCACAACCCAACAATACCAGAAAGCTGCTGTCGCACACTCTTGCGGCATGTATGATAAATCGACGCTGGGCTTTTCTTGGATTATACCAGCCGATGTTGGTCTTGTTCTTGACGCAATGCCTGATGTTTCCCTAACGCAAAACAAGAAAGCAGGCGCGAAATGACGCTTATGCACCGTGCTATGTATTGGTCTGCCGTGTTTCAAAAAGCCTTGCTTATGGCAGACATGGCGCACGCTCCGAAAGCAACTGACTATAATACCATGAACGGAGCGCATTATTTTGAGTTTACAGACCCCGCAACAGGTGCGATTTATGATGTGCGGGTAAAACCAAGGGGGGAGAAAAAGCCATGAGAATTGTTAAAAAAAAGAACGTAAACGACACCATCGTTACGTTGCGAGAAAAGAAGCAAACTGTGACGTATCATGTCGGCTTTTTGTTCGAGGACCGAATGTACGACGAAAACGTCAAGTTTCTAGCCAATGAAATGATGTCTCTTCAAAACAGAGGCTTTGTTAATCTCGTGCAAAGAAAACTTGAACCTTTTGTTTACGAATACATCGCTATTCCGACAAAAGCGTTTATCAAAAGGCAGGGGGCTTTATACTCATGACAAAAGATGAAATCGTGTCTGCGTTGTTTTCGCTTGTCAGCATCGAGCTTTGCGAAGAAAAGAATAGCGATTATGTTTGCTTTCACAGATGTGTGTTACAGAAACACACGAGCAAGCGCGTTTTACTGGAAATGGCAGGGCTTTCACGCAAACGAGCAAAGGAGTTTGAAATCCATCATATTCTTCCGCTTTGTCTCGGCGGGACGAGCGCGTTAGGAAACCTTGCGTTGGCCGAGCCTGACGTTCACAAGCTAGTGCATAGAGTTATATCCGGAAGCATGGCTAGAAATAACGACACTGGCTTGTGGGAGGTTAGTATTCCTCGCTTGCCTAAATGGGCCACGTTCTCGAAACAAACGCTGAAAGGACTGGGGTTATGACAAAAGTACATCTGGGAAGAACTAGAAGCTCACTATGACAAGCGTATGCTTAGAAAGCCCGATGAACTATGACCGAACCGATGAAAATACATTGCCGCGACCTCAAAAAGGGTGCTGTGACCAAATGCCTCAAATGCGGACGTGCTTTTGTGTCGGAGGACAAACGGACAAACAAACTGTGCAAAAAATGCAAGAAAGCGGCTGAAAGGATAGGATGACAATGAACGAGAACATAGACGATTCCACACGATGCAATCGCTTCCATGAAAGCCTTACGCCGATGATGCTAGCGAAAGTCGAACGGCTGCTCTTTGAAAGGTTCGGGATTACGCCCTTGAGCGTTATTCCGCCCAATGAAATGCTTTCAATCTATCAACAAGTTATCAGGGATGTCGCAATATGACCGACAACATCAATCACCCTCCTCATTATACGGCGCATCCATCAGGCGTTGAGTGCATCCAAATAACGCGTCACATGAACTTCAACATCGGAAACGCTATGAAATACCTTTGGCGGGCTGGGTTAAAGGGCGTTGCTGTCGATGATTTGCGAAAGGCGCTTTGGTACATCGAGGACGAGATCAAACGAACGGAGGAAAAGCCGTGAAAGAGTTTTTAGCGTTCAGAAAGAACGCGCGTTTGCTTGTGCTTAGTGAAGCGATAACCGTTCTGCCTGAACCTTCTAAACAAATGGGTGTAACCATGAAACTTGCCGTCTGGTGTTCGTTGCTTCTCGCATGTCTCGGCGTTTGGCTTTTCGTGCTGTACGGCATAAGACTGTTCGTGGATGTTTATTTGTAAACAACTAACCGACTAAAGTCGGTAGCTTTCTGCTTCGCGGAGGACAACCTATGCAGACTACGCAGCACAAGGAATTACATTCTCACCCAGACTATCCAACGCTTCCAAGCCCTAAATTGCGACGCTGGACGCCGCTGCGTAAATTAGCCGTTGTGTCGGCCATTCGCTCTGGCGTTGTCGCTAAAGATCAAGTCAAAGATATTTACAACCTTTCCACGGAAGAACTCGATGGATGGTTAAGGTTTAATCGTTCTAAAGAACTCAAAGCAACCGAGAAAGGATGGAAGATATGACAACACACCTGTCATTGCTCAAAGACAATCAATGCCGTGAGATTATCGGAGACGCTAGAAACGGTATATGTTGCGGAAAGCCTGTTAAAGACGGGTCGCCTTACTGTCCTGAACATCACAGGAAGAACTATGTTACACCAACCCCGCAACCGACACGGGCCTATGTCGGAAACTGAAAGCGACGAAAGACTTTTCAGAAACACAAGAAGGACCGTGCGTGTTGTCATATTATATGATCGACAACCCACAGAGATATTATCAACTGACCAACCAACCCCGCTTTTCACGGGCCTATCCATCTTTGATTATCATCGACTAACATCCTAATAAAAACTGCTTCCTTGCCATCGACAACAACGCCGCAGCCAAGGCTAGGTTGAACAGGATTGTTTTCAGCATATTTAAAAGCGTAAGAAAGCTCGTCGTTCGGAATCGTGTTGATAAGGCACCCCACGTTCATTGCGAAAAAGTTTCCTTCATAGTTAACTGCCGCATGTCTGTGAATATGGCCGATTACGACGGAGCGCTTATAAACGTCCATAAATCGCATGTGCGCGTATTTTCCTGAACGCCCCTCGCCATGGATATAAACAACATCGTCTATGATATGCCTCTTTGCCCATGTCCAGCCTTCCGGCGCGCGCATGATTGTTTTATAGGAAGGCATGACGGCAGACGGTAGCCCGCACTCAAACGCCTTCTTGAACGGCCTGATCGTATGGTTGCTTTCGCAAACCATAACCCGAGGAAACAGATTAAAAAAAAATCGCATTACTGCGATCCCTGATTTAAGCTCTTGTCCGGCGCTCAAGCCGTCTGGGTTTGTAGGCCACTTAGAAACCGTATGGAAATCCAATTCGTCTCCAGTGCATACAACAGCGTCTGGCTTAACGCGCTCCTTGACGTGCGCTAAAAACTTATGCGCGTCTGGATGAAGAAAAGGACAATGTAGATCGCCAAAGACAAGAACCTTCACTCATCGTTCTCCTTTGGCTTTTTAACAATTTGTTTTATTATTTCTTCTGGGGTTTCTCTTACTTCATACTGGAAACGATCTCCGCATGGGTCATCCGCCAATACTTGCCGAAAGTCTTTTCTTGTCGGCAGTCTTTTTCCGTTTTCTGTTATCTGTTCCAGCTTGTTAACTTCGCTAAAATCCCATATTTCGAGTATTGAAAAACTCGTGTAAACTGTAGCGCCTGTCATAAGGGTTAATTTAACGAACCCTTTTTCAACACAGACATCATCCACAACCACCTCCGCATTTGATGACGATCATTTCGTTGTTGGAGGCTATCGAGTCAAACGTGCTATCGCTAACCACGTCCTGCGAGCGAAGGCACACAGGCTTGAGAGCGAGACACGAAACACTACTGCTTTTCTGTCCATTTATCGCGCAGCCGCTTGCGAGCGTCAGGATTAGCATAAGACTTGGCAATCTCAACTTCGACCTCCTTACGCTTTACAGCATCGTCAAGGGCATCTTTATTCATAGCGTCGTTAACGTCCTTACGGCCTTTAAGATAGGCGAACAGGCCTGTGAAAATGACCGTAAGGACGCGCTCGATTGTTGACCACATTTACTTCACGGCGTTCTTGGCGTTGCCGAAATTGAGGGCCAAGAAATCAATGACCTTGCGAACGTAATACCAAACGCCGCCGTCTTTACCTTGAGGGAACACGGCAGCAATCGCCGCAGCCGCGCTAATGACAATCGGAGCAATCATGCCGACCAAGCCGAGCCAACCAATTTCAGGAACCGCAGCAGCTTCCGCAATCGGAGCCACAACTTCCTGCGCCATGGCTGCAAACGGCGCAAACAACAGCGTCGTAATTAAAACCTTCTTCATCGCACACCTCTTTCTTGGTTGTTAAGGAATAAGCGCAATTCCGCCGACAAGAACCGCACCAAGCACCAATTCACCCAAACTCGTCGGTCCGTCCATGAACCAATTACCTTTAGGATACTCTAAAAACGGCTTCATTTCCAGACGTTCCCATGCTTCCCACGCCAGCCAGTAAGCCGGAGCGACAAAAAACCCCAGAGGCGCATAGAGAAGCGCACCTGTGCATTTTGTGACGCACCAAGCTACTACCCCACCTAAAAGCGTTAAACATCCATATTGGGCTGTCATAACGCAAAGACAGGCCCATAACGGCCTGCGCTCGTCACGTCCCATTGCTATCCCATAGCCGTGTAACGGCATCATCCAGCCTAAAGACACAATCGCGGCCATGAATACGGACAACATAACGTCTTGTTTTTCAACACCAAAGCACCATAAACCCATGAAAAAAGGTATGAAAAAGCCTAAAATGCGCTTTCCCGCAGAACACGGTGAGAACCATCCGCCCCATGAGCGCCGGAATAAGGCCCCATAAATTGCCCCTATCAGCCCTTCGACCATAATGCAGCCTCCGCAGCACGCCGACGCTTTAACCCGCCGTACTCTTGACCGTTGACCTTGCACCAGCGCGTTAGTTGTGCCGGAACTTGCTCTTTCCATCCTCTGTTCAACAATCTCAACAGCGTAGAGCGTTTGAAGTTTCCAATTCCTACGTTGTAAACAAAGGAAATAAGCGCGTCGATCTCATTTTCTCGCAACGGGACATCGACCAAAGAAAGGATATCGTCTTTGAGTTTATTAACGGTTTCTCTTAAGAAAGCATCCTCATCCTCTCGCGTCGTCGTGTCGCCTTCTTTTACGCCTTCTGTCCGGCCATAACCTATAGTCCACACGCCGCCAAGGTCTTTATAGGAAAAAGACCTAAAGCCCTCGAACTCTTTAATTAGGTCTGTCGATCTCAACTTGTCCCCATCGCTTCATTGCCCAACGCTCAAAGGCGAATATAGCACGGCTCCCCATGTGTCCCGATATGCCGACAAACACAGCAGCTGTAACGCCTTCAATTCCTGTGGCTTTGCAAATGTAGAAGGTCAGGACGCCAGCAAAACCGCTAATGAGCAGCTCGCCTATCAATTCAGCTATGTTAAACGGCCTCGCATGACCAGTTTTCATCTTGTGGCAAAAATTGGCAATCCCTCCCCAAATCGACAACCCGACAACCCAAGCGTATGTAATCGGCGGTATAGCTGCGGGGTCTGTCGGAGGCTCAACCATTTTGTACCTTCAATAATTCAAGTTTCCTGCGTTCAACACGCGCAACCTCGCGCTTGGCTTTTTTGATGAGATCAGGATCAGCTTCCTTGCGCCCAAGCTCAATAGCTTCCTTCGCCTCTTTCATGGCTTCTTTTAGCTCACGATAACGGCACATGCTAATAATCATGACCCTGCCCCGTTGTCTGGGTAATCTGTTCCTCCGACGATTGACAGCTTTACGCTCGCGCTTACGTCCTGCGCCAATTCAGCACTAGTAGATGACCGGCCATGCGAGAACCCCATAAGATACGCCTTCATTATTAGCCCTTCCAAGTCGCCTACAAGGGACCTCATGTCGTCAAGATGGGTCATGCTGCATGTTCCTTTTCCTTGTGATGCGCCTACGTTGCTTAACCCATTCCTGAAAGACAAGCTCAACCAAACCGTCGCCTTCTTCCAATTCTCTAGCGATCTTTTTTCGCTCCCTGTATTTACGCGCCACACTCGATTTAGCGTGTGTTTCTTCAACCCATACCCGAATGAAGGTGTCGCGTATCGTCATCCATAAACCCCTGTAAATGCTCCTGCGATGTAAGAGCATAGAAACAACCAAAAGGCAAGTTTCCAGTAAAACAGCCTTTCTTTGTCTTTATCCTGCTTAACAAGAAGGCGGACGATCGTATCTCCGCCTTCTTTCAATAAATCAGACAGCTCACGACCGTACTTCCTTCGCTTGGCCACCTTTGACCACGCTTTAAGGTTTGCTGACGTGAGTATATCGCTCATCCCCACACCCCCACAACTGATGTTCCTTCCTCCGCGCTGCACGCCTCGATCTCGCCAAAGGCTGGAACGGGGAACACGCTGCGGACGCAGGTGTAGAAAT